TTTTCAGGCACCGTAAAAACACGAGCAAGTGCGACAGCAACAGGAAATGACTATGTAGTGCGTAGATTCGGTATCGAGTTTTTCCGTGGCTACGCAAATGATACTATCGTCATCGACTACGACGCCGGTCTTGATGGCGCCGAAATAGGGGTGTTTAAGATCCTGATCCTTCGAGCGGCAACCAGGGAAATGCAAAACATGCATGATGATGTTGTGGGTATAAAAGATCTAGAATCCAGAAATGTTGCTCCTCTGGAAACTGGATTTACTGATAGGGAATTCATGTCGGTAAAGAAATACCGTAGGCAGAGGATTACGTAATGGCTCGTGTGGGAAATGTCAATGTGGTTCGTATTCAGTTTGATACCAACTTCAACGAAGAGGCGCTGACCGATCCGCTTGACGATATGTACAGGAGATCCCGTGACCTCAGTCCTGTGTTTGAAAAAATGCGAGATGACCTAGAGGACTTGTGGTCGAATAATTTCCTAACTAATGGCCTCCCTAGCGGTGGCTGGAAGCCACTCGACGCACAGTATGCGGCTTGGAAGTCGGTCAATTTCCCAGGCATGCCGCCAATGATTCGTACCGGCAAGTTATTTAGCAGTCTGACGAATTTACGCGGACGACCGAACGAGATAAAAAAAACTCGCGCATCTTTTGGGACCTCTGTCAAATACGCAAAATTCCATCAATACGGAACAACCAAAATGCCTAAGCGTGAAATTCTTTTTGCTCCAGATGTCATGCGTAAGAGATGGCAGGGATACGTGAAGGAGTATATTCGTGATGGACGTATAGGCATGGAGACGCCATGACCATCAGCTTAATGCACGGCCCTCATTATGCCAAGGAATACGTTACATCGTATTTGCAGTCAGATTTACCTGCACGACTTACGGAGTACAGAAATGGGTGGTCGGTCGACGACATCACTTTACCTAGTCCCGTAAAATTCCTCAGCCACGAGCCGATTGCCCTTGATGATTGGCCAACAGTGATCACTGTTGTCGTGTCAACAAATGGATTCGAAAGAATCGGCTGGGATGGCAAGGACCCTATTTATCGAGTCGGATACACAATGCGAACCTATATTTGGGTGCGAACTGAAGGTAATCAAGATGTTACGACAATGCGCGATAGACTCACAACGGTGGTTCGCTCATCCCTCATGGATCACCCCACGATGGAGGCCGCAGACCCCCGAGGGTCATTTAGGGTGCTGATCGAAGAATCAAGCGTACGTGAGGAGTTTTCTGATTTGACGCTCCTTAAGGGCGACAGGGTTTTGGCGGGCGCGTACATTGGATACGACATGAATATTGACGAAATCATCATGCGGCGCGACATCGCCGATGTTGATGTGATCAATACAACCATTGAGGGTTTCGGAGTGAGCGAAACGCTACCCGATGCCTAGATATGATATTCTGATTGTGTTTCAAGGAGACTAGTATGGATCAAAATACCTTTTTCGGACGCCAAATTAGGTCGGGTCAAGATATGACCAACGCCCTAGAGGCGGGCATGGTCATTGTTCGGAACCTAACAAGTTCTAGACTTCTTGTGGGTCATGAGGGCTGGGCCATAGACCGAAAGGGCCTCACGGCGTTTTCCATCATCACAGAAGAACTTCTTAGTATGCAGGAAAATGGGCTTGTTTTTATTGATTTAAAGGAAGAGAGCCCTATTTCTGGGTTTATTTCTGGCCCTGTTGAGGAGCCTGTCGTGGAAGCCTCGGATGCGGCAGATTCCGGAGAAACCACTAATGGTTCCAAGAAATCTACAAAAAAGGTCAAACAACCAGTGGTCGAGGCACAAGCCGAACCCGAGGTGGTGCCGGAACCAGTTGCCGAAACACCTGAGGTCGAGGTTCGTTCTGATGATGAAACGTCCGCCCCCGATGGTAATAATAATGATAATGTTGATACTGCATCAGATTCATTTTGATTCCTGGTACTGATTAGTTTCTCCCTCAAAAGATAAAACAGGATACAATTACGTTGCGGGAGTCTAAAAGTCCCCTCTAGAAGCTTAGGAAGGTCATATGCCTGGCATAAACATCACAACCTCAGTACGTACCGGCCCCACCAACACGACTGTACGTGAGTCTTCGCAAGCATTTTTCGTCGGCTATGCCCAACGCGGACCAATCGATGAGGCCGTCAAGGTAACTTCAATGGAGGAGTTTGAGCGCACTTTTGGCGGATATGTCTCGACCTACTACCTACATCCGACTGTAGAGGCTTTCTTTGAAGAGGGCGGAAGCCAGTGTTATGTCTCTCGAATCGGATTTTCTGCTGGTGGCACTACTGCGTCCAAGACCCTCGACCGAGTAGCTACAATTAACAACATCACAACGTCCGATGGCAGCGCCACATATACAACCGCTGCCGCACACGGATTTGCAGTTGGCGACAGTGTTGTTACTGCTGGTCTTTCGCCCGCAGGATTCAATGGTACATTCACCATTACTGCAGTTCCCTCTACCACCTCTTTTACCGTGGTGAATGCCACAACAACTCCCACTGACACGGATGGAACCGCCACTGCTGGCTCGGTATTGCTTACAGCAAATGGTTACGGCACATGGGGCAATGATCTAGACGTAACCGTTGCTGCCGGAACGATTACTGGCGCTATCAACGTAAGTATCCACTACGACGATGAGCTACTCATGTCTACTGGCAACGTAACCACCGCTGAACAGCTCGTTGGCAAGATCAACTCCAACCTGATTGCCAAGCACTATGTTATTGCAACACTAGACGGCGATACCGATGCCCTGCCAACTGCTGCTGCTCTCGCCGCATTTACTGGCGGTGCGGCTGGCACTGATGGAACCTCGACTGAGGTGGGAACCGCACTTGATCTCTTCGTTAGTTCCTATGGAACTGGTGCTGTTTCTTGCCCAGAGTTCTCTGGAACGACCGGCGCAGTTGGTGCAGTGCCACAGCTCCTGATCGACCATGCTGTCGAGAACAATAGGGTTGCGATTCTCCATACCGCAGCTGCAACGACAATCGCCAACGCACAGGATGTTGCCGAATATGCAACTGCCAACGCAACAGATGGGCTTGGACTTGAGCGTAGCGCAATGTACTACCCCTGGGTGTATGCTCCAACCACTACTGCGGGCGTCAATAGACTGATCCCACCTGACGGCTATGTCTGTGGGGTTCGTGCTCGCGCCCACAACACGACTGGCCAACATCAGCCAGGGGCAGGAATCTACTCAACGGCACGATTCATTACTGGAATCGAGCGTGAAGTAGGCAAAACTGACGCCGACACCCTTGACACTGCGTCGCTAAACGTGATTCGAATCATCAATAATTCGATTCGCGTCTATGGTGCTCGCGCCCTATCATCAGATACCGACAACTGGCGCTACCTAAACGCCATAGAGGTTGTCAACTACGTCGTTGTGCAGGCCGAGCGTGAGCTGGAGGACCTACTCTTTAGCACCATCGACGGTCGCAATAAGGTATTTGCTGATGTTCAGGCACGACTAACCTCGCTACTTGAGCCACTACGCCTCCAGGGCGCCCTCTACGAGGCATTCGATACCAATGGCAGACGACTTGACCATGGCTACACTATCAAATGTGACGCCGCACTCAACCCACTTACCAACCTCAAGGATGGAATTGTTACCGCTCGCGTTGGTCTACGACCCGCTGGCGTTACCGATACCATCGAGGTAAGCATCGTTAAGTCTAACCTTACCGCATCAGTAGTCTGATAGGAGATATATATGGCAGTTAAGATTTCACAGCGGCAGATTCAGGCCGCGATTTCGCCAGTCGATGTCAATGACCCAAAGCCGCCTACTGACTTCGTTTTCCCTCAGGTCTCGGGTGGTGAAATTACTGCTTCAGTAGAAAAGATTTATGAGGGTGGCAAGCGTTCACCTACGGTGTTGTGCGCCCCCTTTGAAATCGGAGACATCACTCTGACCGCACACTTCGATGACGGCCTGCTGGATGCCAACACAATGGGACTCTTTGTATCTAGCCTCCGCAATCTGGTGGGTAAGGCATACTACAATATCTATATTCAGGTATACAACTGCGATATTAGGGTGGAGGGCACCGACCGTACCTACACGAAGGCACTTCTAGTCGGACTAACCGAGCCAGAAGGTGACTCTTCGTCGGGCGCACCCGCCACCTTCTCGATGACGTTTGCTGTCCAGTCCGTCAGCCCCCCGGTGCGCAACACCAACACTACTACCTGATTAAAAAATACAACAGAGTTGCGGCAAGCATGATCTATTTATGCTAGGTTGCTTCGTATGACAGACAAACTTTACGAAGATTCAGCACCGGCCGGGG